CAAAACGATTCCAGGCGTTAACCATCTTTTGCGATGGCGAAATTTTGGAAGCGTTTTCAGCGTTTTGTATCAATTCACCAAACCCTGAAGTATGCGTTACGTGGAATTTTACGTATTTGAAATAGATATAATAAGCCAACAACGAAACCTTATCGCTGTTGATCAATCAATTCCATTTAACTAAATACGTATCTCCAAGATAATCGATTTCGTATTCATAGCCGTTTACTAATCGGTCCCATTTATCTGTAAACACTTGCGGTTCTGAATCAATTTCAGCTTTCAATTCCTTATACAAGGTATATCCAAGCAGAGCAATCAGCGCCTCGCGTTCGTATTTAACAATATATGGGGTGATATCTGCCAAATCCCCGGTTAACACCTGTCCGGGAAGCGAAATTTCACCTATGAAATACGATACATCAATCAGATTTGCCATTTCCTTTTATTTTGTTTCGCGGGCCTTTGCCTTCGGTTCGGACTTATCGTTCTTCGGTTCAATAAGTTTACCTACTTTGCGAATATCCTGAAGGGAACGCGCTTGCGCTCTATCCATGTTTTTAATTACGTGGCCTTTAGAATATTTGCCGTACTGCTTTGTAAATTTAAAATCTGTTCTTTTTGACATGATTGAAACGGTTTATAATTATCGAACTTTATCAATGAATCGCCCGCGAAGATCGGTTAATTGTGCCTTCGCGGTTCCTGATTCGGTAATATGAACGCGCATATATGGCCAGGCTACACCGGTCGAAACATCAGTATATACGAAAGTTGTATCTGAAGCGGTCCCGGTCCAATTGACTGTTGTAATGGTTGTCCAGTTCGAATTGTCTAGTGATCCGGCCAAAACAACTGCTTCGGTCGGCGTCCCTGAAATAGAGTCAAGCGTTACTTGTATGCTATAAAGCTGAACAGCTTGCTTTCCTCCAACCCCTATAACCTTTGATAAGGTTGTTGAGTTGTTGGAAATGGTATCCCCGGCATCAAGCGCAACAACAAAATTAGTTGCGTTCCGGGAAACGGTTGCATCTTGCGCTTGTACGTTAAAAGCGAACAGCGCGATAATTCCGATAAGAAAAAGAATCTTTTTATACATGATTTTCTGTTTTTATGGTTTCTAATTCTTAGGCGGTAATATCCAGGATGCGTTGATCAACATCAGTCACTTTATAGAATGCGGTTGCATCGGCTGTTTTTAATAGCAGATTTCCGCGCTTTCTTCCTTTCAGAGTAACCAAATCTTTTGTGAAATCATCACCATCAAGGCCGAATTCAAGGGTAATACCTTCAACATCATAATAACGAACGTGACGCCCGTCACCCATTGCCAAAGTATTGGCAGTTACGGCGGCGGATGGAACGATCAATGTTCCGGCAACCTGGTTTCCATCGCGGGAAACGAAAGGCGGGATTACATAATCACCATTCGCATTTTTAACCATGCGGCCCTTCAGAATATCGCGCGGATTCATGAAGGCAACATTTGGATCGTACTTGCTTTCTTTTCCGTTTGAGATGTAAGTTGCAACGGTAGCAATCAGATCATAAATGTTAGCATCAACAACAGTATCAACGCCGGCGCCGGTTGCGATGGCTTGCGTGAAATCGGTTGCATATGCGGCGTAAATACCAGCCCAATTTGGCGCGGCATTATCACCTTCCCACATTTGCGAATCAGTTTTCAGGCGCATGTTGTTCATGATAAACATCATCACTTCAGCGGTCAGCCCGTCAATATCCAACATAGCTTCATGAGTCAATGGAATTGAATCAAGAATCTTTTCCATTGATAGACTTCTCCTGGTCCATGCAACTGCTGATTCAGGTGCGGCAGCCGCTTCGTTTTTGGGTGCAGCATTACGCGTTGTTGTGGTCTGATCGGTATAATAAACAGTCCCATGATGATTACTTGGCAATGGGAACCGGGTAAAATACTGTTCGAACACAAGCCCACGATGTGCAGGCGCGTTAAATCCGGGAATGTTAAACCCCTGATTATCCGATCCGATTGAACTGGTAGTGACGTTGGTTTTTAGTTCGATATCGAACTTTGACTTTCCGCCTTCCCTCGCGGCTTTCATAGCCGGTTCGAATTGGTCCCGGAATTGCTCTTCGACTGTTTTGGGTTTGGCATCTCTTTCAAGCTGCTGCATCTTCTTCATTTCAACCAGAACCTCTTCGACTTTGGTATCAATGAGTTTGTTTACTTCCGCGATATCTTCCGATTTCGCGAAGGCTTCCAGTTCGGTTTTTAGTTGATCTTCTGTTAAAAGACCGGCGCGCATTTCGTCAGTTTTTTCACTGAACATCGCGGCCATGCTTGAACCGATCTGCTTTTCGAGTAATTGAAATTGCTTTTCGTCCATCGTTTTAAAATTTAATATTAAGATTTTCGATCGCTGAACCTATATCAAAGTGTTTCTCTGTGCCGGCGCCGGCGCTTTCGCGTGGCGTGGCCTTTGGATTCGGCTCCGGATTGTAAAGCTCATAGATCATTTGTTTGATTTGCCTTTCTTGTAAATTCATAGTTTCCTTTTCGCCTCCTGAGCGCATCGCTGTATGTAATGCGTCCAGTTTAGCAACAAGGTTATTGTATTGAACATTCACATTGTCAGATTTAACACCAAGAAACGGCGTTAGCCGGTTAGCGCCAAACCCATCCAATGAAGAATATTCGAACAATCGTATTTCAGGAACAGCCCACATAAAACCGGCATCAATTGCTTCCTGCGGGTTGATCAGTTTCTTTAAAAGATCATCCCAGGCTTCAGAATCTGGTTCCATATATGTAATCGTTAAATAATTGAACCCAATCGAATGCTGATCAATTAAGCCTTCATTGTACTTGATTAATGTTTCCTCGCCATCGGTTGTTTCGCTCATCCATGAATTTGCATGCAAAACGTCCATTCCATTAATAGATGTTTCTTCCAACAGTTCGGAGCGTCCAACGCCTTTATTCAGATTATGATTTGAGAGATGCTTTATCTTGCCAGGCAATGAAGATTTTGGCCCACGGTCCTGAATAGATTTCGAGCAACATCCTGGTAGTAATACATCGCCATACGAGTCAAAATAATAATATGTATTAGCAACCAAATCAACGGTTCGCCTATTTGAATCAACTTCAGCTTTATGGCCGCTTGCCTGGTCTGATTTGACCGCATATGGCATATCTAAAAACTGCTTCCTGGTTAAACGTATCATGATAAATATTTTTTAAATTCTTCGCTTGCTTCAGCTTGTTCGATCAGTCCGGAATCAACTGCTTTAGATAGTCCCGTTGCCGCCCAATTTACTGATTTGCTTGCGCGCTCCTTATCCATTTGCAGGACGGCAATATGTGAAAAATCTGATTTGAAATGAAAATCAACGCCCATCCAATTGGAAATTCCTTGCAACCATTCATCAGCTTCGGGAATAATGGCTTCCTGATAAAGCTGAATTAATGCTTTTTGCTTGTTCTCGTATTTGGAACCTGATTGCAGAACTTCCGGCGGAAATGAATAAGCGTTAGCAATAGTTTTGAAATCATCATCTACCTCTTCAAATAGCATCAATTTTCCAACATCAACGGCCATCGATTGCCATTTCAGGCTGGCATTCGTCATAAGGATTTGCCATTTCTGCTTTGTCAGGCCATACTTTTCTTTGAAATCCTTTTGCACCTGGGCCTTTTCTTCGGGGTCCATATCAACGGTTCCCTGACCATCGGTTGTTTCGTTGGAAAGAATGCCAAGCGCTGAATTGTAAATTAGGATGCCGCGCGCCTCATACGCATTTTTGATATTCTCGCATGCTTGTGTTAACGGCCTGATCTTGGAATCGCCAAGCAATATTTTATTATCATCGAACTGAACCTGATTATCATTGTAATGAATAATTTCTTCCGGCTCATAGTTGATCGTTTGTCCCTTGTACCAAAATTTGTATTGCTTTATCAATTCATCAACTTCGGTCATATTGAACGGGATCGCGCTGCCGTTTTTAATGGCGTCAGTCGGCACAACTTCCGCATTCATTGGGGGCATATTCCACAGTGCGCGAATCTGTTTTTTATCCTGGCCAAATACAGGATGCATGAAGCTATTTCCAAAAATAGCCCGCAATACATAATATTGCATAGCCATTTCTTTGAAATTCTGTATTGGGTTTGGCCTTGCGAACGTTCCCAATTGCGGAACATCCTTTGAATTTCCTTTTGCATCTTCAGCAGTTACAAACATTCCTGCAAAAATACGGGCCTTGTAATTAATGATTGCCTGTAATTCAGGAACGGAAAGATATAATTCAAGAAACTTTTTTTGATTAGCGTTCAGACCATCGGAAAGATATGCGCTCATCCATTCTAAAGGTATGAACGTGGGTGTTATTACGACTTCCTGGCTTTTCTTTGCCTTCCGGCCGAAAGGAAACAATGCCATTTGCAAATATTTTTCTGCAAATTAAGCATTACTTTGATAATTGTCAACATTATTTAAAAACAGTCTAATTATGATTTAATAAAATCCCTTCTAATCATAAAGCTCATACCGGCCAATGAATCAGGCGCATCATCATGTTTTGATCCTGTTTTAAGCAAGTTGCAAACCTGAAGAAAGAATTTATCATATTCATCAGATGGTGAATGTTTAGGAAACCGGAAGTTCTGAAGGATATAACCGGATTCGGCCAGGATGCGAAGCATTTTGTTCGATGCGTTTTTCAGACCGCGAACAGGTGTTTTGGTTTTATCTTCCTTGCGAATGTTCCGAACAAAGTAAGCACCGAATGAATTTGATTCGATCCAAACGCGGTCAAAGTTATATTCAATCATCTTAGCCAACAGAATAGGTTCATTATCTGTCAGGTTGTACCTATTGAATGTTGCATCGATGATATAAATCAAACCTTTGTGAATCATTGCATATGGTCCGGAATAATAATCATCGCCTTCATCAGCCGTATCTGCGAAGTAAACATAAACAGGTATTTCATTTTCGGCCATTCTTGGTAGCTTATCATAATATTTGATTCTTTCTTTCGGGAAAACAACGCCTTCCAACTGAACCGGCTCTTGCATATACTCCGAATTCCAAATAAATGAATCCGTTCGGGCTTTTAATGCCTTGTATTCTTCGGTTGTTTTTACATCTTCGCAAAAGGATTTGCCATCAACCAGGGCCGGAACGGTTATAATTTCATCGTAATGGCCATCTTTGATATTCTTTCCAATCACATCGGTCAGGCTCCAACGTGTTCCAATATCGATTTGTGGGCAACCTTTTTCAATCCTGGACAGATGTGCGGATTCATACCAACGATGCGTTTTATCATTTATCGTTTCTGACATTGCATCTTCATGGCCCCGATACAGATCATCAGTGATTGCCGCAAGCGTAGCCCCGAACCCAATGATTGTTCCGCTAACGCCGGCGCCGTAATATGTTACTTGCTTCGCTTGCGTTACGTTCCATCCTTCCAGGGATTGTTTATCATCAGAAAGCCGAACATTCGGAAATATCATCTTGTAACGTGGATCGCGCATAAAGGCCCGAACATCATATGAAAATTTATTATACAGGCGGCCGGTTGTGCTATTGCGAAGAACTGAACCGGATGGATTGCGGCCGATCAGCCAGGCACAATAAAGCGATGTTATATAGGACTTGCCCGCACGAGGGGGCATTGAAACGGCCAATGATTTGATTACGCCATCAGCAATACGCTGAAAGGCGGCGGCGATCAGATATAAGAACGGCCGGCGCTGAAAAAATTCTTTATCCCAATAGATGCAAAAGGCCCAAAAATTGCGCCTGGCTGCCGCTTGCAATATCGTATCAGGGATTTCATTCATGCGTTGGCATTACAGATATATCAAGATAGTATTGTTTATCATTGCCATCTTTATCGCGGGTCCGATTTAAGTTAATGATGTAAGACATTCGGCCGTGCGGAAAGCAATATTTTGATTTTTCGCTTTGCTCCATTATAGAACCGCCAAGATAATCGGCAAATAATTTGATCATGGTATCAACATGCGTTACCGCTTCAGTCCAGGGAATTGCAATCAAATCCATATCGCGGTTTAAACTGCCATGTAATACCAGGTTATAACCGCAATTTTGCGCAATCACTTTCAAATTATGATAACTAAGCGCATAAAACGCCGGCTTTACCTTGATTGCTTTCATTCGGGCAACTTAAATTCAACTGAATGCGATTCTATTTCATCCCAAACAACGCCGGTTCCGTTGCATGAACGGCATGTTTCAGGCATTGCATTGGTTGAATTGTATGAATCAACGCCAATTGCCATGTAAAACCCATTTTGAACTAATCCCTGGCCATTGCATACAGGGCAACGATATGGTGTTTTCATTCCTTTGGTTTTAATTCTTTCATGATTTCTTCGAATTGTTCATCAGATAATTGAACTTGATTGATAGGTTGATCCGTTGAAATGCTTAATGATTGCGCCGGCCGTCCTTCAAGGTGTTCGATAATCAATTGTATTGCCCTGATCGAGTCATTGCCTTTAGTGGAAAGCGCCCATTGCATCAACTTCATTGCAACCATATCTTTCTTTGGCATGATGATATCAACCGAACCATCTTCATTAATTGCAATAACATGTTGTTTTTTGATAGTCATACGACCATCCATCGCGAGTATTTCACGAATCTGGTTCCGGATTGACAATGGCCTGCCCTCCTTGTTGATGTTTTCCGGGTGTTTTTCAAATCCTTCCGTTCTATCTTCGGGCCTTATTTTCCCTTTTCCGCCTGGCATATCTCTATTTGTTTTGTTTCATTTAATAGCTTAACAATATCCTTATCGGATAAATCGGGATTACTTGTCCTTACGAAATTACAGAACCTTTCTGGCTCTAACTTATAAGCCTCATGGGGGTAAATATTTGCAAATGTCCTAAATGCCCACGCTTCTGCTTGTTTCATCTCTCTATTTGTTTTGAGGGGTTACTGGTATAACTGATATATCAATGTAATACTGAGGATCATGTTTAGTAAATTCACCCCTATTTACATTAATTATATAACTCAATCTTCCATGAGGAAAACATTTAACTGATTTATCTGACTGCACAACAAATCTACCTCCTATCATTTGGGCAAAAATCTTTATTACAGATTCGTGATCGGTAACACTTTCTACCCATGGAATCATTATTAAATCTAAATCCCTGCGAAGGCTTCCATGTAATACAAGATTCCATCCATGTTCTCTGGCCACATCTTTTAAATCGTGAAACCAATATGAATACATAGCTGGTTTGATATGATCTACCTTTTCTTGTTCTGGCGTATCAATTTTCTTCATCTCTATTTGTTTTGAAGGTTTAATAGCTGTATGACATGATTGAGGCCATGCTTTTCGATATATGTATTTCTTG